TATGAATACTTAGTTGGTAGCGAAGTAAGCTGGCTTCCTGAAGATACTAAAAAGAGAATATTTGATATTGCTGATGATACAGCAAATGAACAACAGGAACTGCAAAAGAAGCTAATAGAACTTGAAACAAAGTCTTACGAGGGAGACATTGCTCAAGGCAGTAAGATACTAAAACCCGGCGGTCCCTTCATGTCTTCTCAGAACAAGTGGCTGGACGAAGGCTTACGGCGTTCCATCTATGACGCTGTCAAAGATCCAGACGTTGACTATCTGGCATTCCCAAATGATCCAGAGGCAATCGCCAAGGTTGGTGGCACAACCGCAGACACGGTAAGAGAAGGCACGGTAAACTATTACCAGCGTGATGTTCAAAACCGCCTGAAGAAGTTGTTGAAGGCATTTTCTAAAGACGTTTCTGTCGATGAAATCAATATCCAATCAGAGGATTTCGGTGCGTTCAGCAGCAAGGGCTTCAAGATCACGCCAGAGTTTAGAAAAGCAGTAATGGAAAAGGGTATCCCGACATATGTTGTTCCATTGGCAGTTGGCACTGGAATGGGTTACGGTGCATTAGATCAAGTAGGAGGCGGAAATGGCCAGAGCGGCAGTTAAAAAGGTAGCGCAGGCAGAAATCAGGGCAGCTAAGAGCTTCTTAGAGCGCCGTGGATTGGATTCTGATGATATTTCGCCGCGCAAGTTCGCAATGGCAGCTAAAGAGCTTGATAAGGGCTTCTCAGACACTCTGAAAGTGTTGGCCCGTGAATTATCAGCGGGTAATGTCTGATGAACCGCGCGAGTTTTGGCGCATTAATGTCTAATGGAGGACAAAAGATGAAGTATGGCAAAAAGAAACCTTCCACATCTGTCAAAAAGAAGGTAATGAAGAAAAAGGCGAAGCCTAAAAAGAAAGGGTACTAAATGTCAGAATCTAAAGATGTCGAAGTTCACGTTTCTGGTGTTTCAATGACGGGAGCTGTGAAAGATGACAACAAGCGATCTGCTTCAACAGATCAGAAAAAATCTGGAGAAAAGACGGCTTGAGATAGCCGAAGATATGGTTGATGGTCGGATGGCCGACATGAATGCCTATCACAAAAACGTAGGGATCTCAGAAGGCTTAATGCAAGCCTCTGAGGTTATCCGCGAAACATTGAAAAAATTAAACGAAGAGGATGTATAGCGTGTCTCATCAGCATGATAAAATATTTACGGATGAAGAAACCAACGCAACAATTGGATCTCATCAACTGCCAATCCCCTTAAATTGGAAAGTTCTGGTACAGCCAAATCAGGTTAAAACCAAAACATCAGGCGGCATATTGCTGCCCGAATCCTCTAAAGACAACGAAGAATATCTAACAGCTCATGGCACAGTATGCGCCTTGGGTGACTTAGCATATCGTGACAGAGATACAGGCCAGCGATGGCGGTCTGAAATTTGTCCAAAGGTTGGAGATCGCGTGACCTATGGTAAATACGCTGGTCAGAAACTTGTTGTAAAAGGCGTCAAATTCCTTCTGCTGAACGATGATGAAATCACATCGATCTTGCCAGATGGTGTTGATGTCGCTGCATATGTAGGGTGATTGATATGGCAGAAAAAGAACAAATTCTGGAAGAAATCGAGGCCGAAATCAAACGAGCCAAGGGTGAGCCAGAAGAATTTGAAATTGAATTGGTTGACGAACCTGCCCAAGAGGCGCGTGAAGAAGCCAAAGATGTTTCAGAAGAAAAAGAGGATGACTATGGGCCAAAGGTCCAAAAGCGCATTCAAAAACTGGTAAGCCAACGGCGCGAAGCTGAAATCCAAGCTAGGGAAATTCAAGAACAGAATGCCCAACTTCAAAAGCGTCTTGAGCGTTTGGAGCAAGGATCTCAGAAATCTGCTGAACAGGCTTTCAATGATCGTTATAGCCAAACCAAAGCAGCTTTGCATAAGGCTGTGGAAGAAGGTGACACTGAAGCTCAAGTAACATTCCAAGAGCAAATGGCTGACATGAGAGCGGCCATGCGTATCGCTGAAATGCAAAAGAAACAACAGCAACAACAAGCTGCTGCTTCTCCAACAGTGGGCCGTGCGCAGCAAGCCGCACAAAACCCAGCTCCACCAAAAGCGATGAGTTGGTGGCAGAAAAACAACTGGTTCAATGCCGCAGGCTTCGAGCGTGAAACAGCAGCAGCGCGAGCTATTGATGTTCAGTTGGACTTGGAAGGTTTCGACAAAAATTCAGACGAATATTATGATCATCTGAACAACCGTTTACAAAAAGTATTTCCTGAGTTAGTGTCAGGATCAAGTCCAAGTAAACCAAGAACGAAAAGTAGACCACCAGTCGCCCCCACTACAGGCGGTTCTTCAAATTACAAGGGCAATAGAGTTAGGATGTCGCAAGAACAACTCAGAATGGCTAGAGAACTTGGAATCAATGATGAAAAAGGTCTTAAAAAATATGAAGCCGAAATTCGGCGTCAGCAAAGGAGCCAATAATGTCTGATAAACGTAATGTTCGCGCAAACGAAGCTCGCAATTCCGTGCGTGATGAGGAATCTCGTCCCATGACGGCATGGAAACCACCATCACTTTTGGACGCCCCCGAAGCACGTCCCGGCTATGTCCAAAGGTGGGTAGCTACCTCGATTCAGGGTAAGGAAAGCCCAGACAACGTATATAAACGTATGCGTGAAGGATGGGAACCGCGCCCTGCTGATACTGTGAAAAGTAAGTTGTATCCAACTATCAATCATGGCCAGTGGGCAGGATCAATTGGAATTGAAGGCATGTTGCTTTGCGAAATGCCAGAAGAAATTCATGCTCAAAAGCAAGATTACTATTCTGGCAAGAACCAAGAGCAAAATGAATCAATTTCTGGGGATCTTGATGCGTTAGGACGGCGTAGTGGACAACCGATCTATCAAGAACGGAAGTCTGAAACCAGTCGTGGCAGATCTTTGTCTGCCGCAAGCGACTAATTAACGCTAAAAGGAGCGAAAAATGGCAAATGCAGATGCAGCCTTTGGGTTTGTCCCAGTTCGTCACATGAGCGGTAATGCACCTCGCACTAACCAATACACCATCACAAGTGGTCTTGCAGAAAACATCTTCACAGGTGATCTCTGCGTTCTCACAGCAGATGGGGTTGTTACGCCACACACGGCCACAGAAGTTAACAACATTGGTGTTTTTGCAGGGTGTTCTTACACAGCAAGTGACGGTTCTTACGTCTATAGTGAATACTGGCCATCAGGCACAGTAGCTACTGACATCATCGCATATGTATATGATTGTCCATATACTGTGTTTAAAGTTCAGTCAGCGGGTTCCCCTGCTCAGACCAATATCGGCAACTGCGCTGATGTTGTTGCTGGCGCTGGGTCCACAACGACTGGTCAATCAGGTTTCGAATTGAGTGGAACAATGGCGGCTGGCGCTGCTTCTTGTAAAATTCTTTCTTTGGTATCTTCACCAGAGAATGCATTCGGAGCTAACGCTGTCATGGAAGTGCTTATCAATGAGCATCTTCTTAAAGACAGTGCTGGTATCTAAGGAGGGTATGAACAATGGCTATGAATAGAGCAAGTTTTGCTAAAATGCTTGAGCCGGGTCTGAATACTCTTTTCGGACTCGAATATGACAGCTATCCAGCCGAATATGAGGCAGTTTTTGAATCAAACACTTCGCAAAAAGCGTTTGAAGAAGACGTACTCCTCGCAGGTTTTGGAAATGCTCCAACAAAATCAGAGGGTTCTGCGGTTTCGTATGACGCAGCCTCTCAACAGTGGACTGCGCGTTATCAGCATGAAACAGTCGCTTTGGCTTTCTCAATCACTGAAGAAGCTGAAGAAGATGGCCAGTATGGCTCGATTGCTTCTCGCTATACAAAAGCGTTGGCTCGCTCAATGGCCTCTACTAAAGAGATCAAAGCGGCTAACATTTTGAACACCGCGACAACTGTGAATGGTGGTGACGGCGCTCCTCTTTTGAGCAATGCACACCCAACACAGAACGGCAACCAGTCTAACATTTTGGCAACAGCCGCCGATTTGTCTGAAGTGTCACTTGAAGCAATCCTTATTCAGATTGCTGACATGAAAGATGATCGCGGCCTTCGCGTTGCGGCACAGGGTACGCAGTTGGTTATCCCAACAGCTTACACCTTTGTTGCAGAGCGTCTGCTGGAATCACAACTGCGTACAGGAACTGCTGACAACGACATCAACGCGATTCGTCAAGGCGGGTATCTCCCACAGGGCTACCACATTATGCGCCGTCTAACAGACAGCGATCAGTGGTTTGTCCAAACGGATATTCCTGATGGACTGAAAATGTTCCAACGCTCGCCTATGAAAAAAGGCATGGAAGGTGACTTCGAGACTGGCAACGTGCGCTACAAAGTGCGTGAGCGTTACAGCTTCGGTGCTACCGATTGGCGCGGTGTCTTCGGATCACAAGGCGCAGCATAACATTTCTCCAGAGTGTTATGATTAAGGGGCGGTCTTCGGATCGCCTCTTTCTTTTTATTTAGATGTGCTGTATGTTTTTAAAGAAGGGCATCATATTAGCTTTGTAGACAGGTTACCGCCCTCCTGACGTTGCATAGACTACAAAGCGAATCCTTATGCAAAAGGGTACTAAAATGGCTAATACCACATTTACAGGTCCAGTTACCTCTACCAACGGTTTTGTAGGTGACATCATCGTCCCAACATACACAGTTGCAACCGCTCCATCTGCTTCAGATGCAGGCGCAGGTACACTTGTTTACGTTTCTAACGGCGCAGCAGGCGCAGCTATCTTGGCCTTCTCTGACGGCACAGATTGGAAGCGTTCTGACACAGGTGCTACAATCGCAGCAGCGTAAGGAGCTAGGTTATGAGTAGGTTCAAACCAGCTTCTGAAGAAGAAATTGCACGGCGCGGCTCTGAGACTGTTAAAGTTCGCGCTCGAAACTCAGACGGTACGTTAAAAGCTGACGATCCTTCTACGCCTGATGTAAATGAGGCATGGACAGAATCGCCAGCTAAAAAGAAACGTGTCCGTCCTGCAAATAAAAAGGACTAGCAAATGGCTGATATTTCCTCAGTAAAAACGCTAAGTGATACTCCTAGAGAGGCAGTCATGGCATTTCAGTATCAGTACGTTGATACTGGCGATGAGAGTGCTGTCCTGAAGATTGATGTTTCAACACTAGCTCCCAACGCGAATGGCGATCCCTGCATCGCAGTTCGTATTGTTGAAGGTTGGTGGGTCATTAAAAGTATGACCGTTGAAGTTTTGGCAGATGCTGACACTGACATCATTATGATGCACATTGGCGAAGACGATATTGGATACCATGACTTTAGCAAATTTGGTGGTCTTCCATCGACTTTGTCATATGGAACAAACCCAACTGGTGATGTGAAGTTCACAACTACTGGTGCGGGGGCTGTGGGCGATTCATATCAACTGGTTCTAAGGGTCATCAAAGAATACTAGGAGTTTTCAATGGCGACTTCAGGAACAGTAGCGTTTCAACCAAATGTTGAGGAAATCATAACTGAAGCGTTTGAACGCTGCGGGTTAGATCCTCAAATTCAAACGGGTGACAGGGCTGTGTCTGCACGGCGCAGCCTCAACCTGCTCTTCTCTGAGTGGGCAAACAGGGGTATTAACTACTGGGCAGTAGAGCAACAGACTTTGACGCTTGTAAACGGCACAGCGTCTTACACTCTGCCCGTAGGAACTATAGATATTATTGACGCAGTTGTGCGCGATAGTGCTGGAACCGATACGTCTGATCAGATCATTAACCGTGTATCAATTGCTGATTACAATCAGCTACCAAACAAAAGCTCCCCCGGTAAGCCAAGCCAATATATGCTCGACAAGCAATATACACCTGTCGCATACTTTTGGCAGGTTCCTGATCGGGATACATACAGCATGGTTTACTGGGCAATCAGACAGCTTGAAGATGTCACGGCATCAAATCAAGACGCAGATATTCCATATCGCTGGAACGAATGCATCTGCGCTGGTCTGGCCAGTAAAATATCGCTGAAGTATGCAAACGAAAAGTTTCAGATCTTAAACGAAATGTATGAACGTGCCTTCGCGTTTGCGGCGGCATCTGACAATGATGGTGTAAGTTTGAGGATTCAGCCAACTGCGCTGAACTTATCTTAATGG